AACTTTTCGGTCGGCACCAGAGAAGCAGACAGCGATCCTGGTGCCGACGGAGCTGTCCAAGGTGCTGGTCAAGTCGTTGGAGGAGTTGAACAAAAACGCCCCCTCAAAGAAAGACCAGTGAAGTTTGGTCCCTTCGAGCGATCTCATCGCGAGAAGCGGAGTCCGATACCTCAGGACGATCCCGTAATCGACGAGCGGATTCCTTGGGATATTCCTGGGGAATTGGTTTGGCCGGACAGATCTGTCGATGCACAATACGACAGTGCAGTCTCGCAAGTCGAGAAGCGGTTCAATCAGGTGTGCGAAGTCACGGATGAGGAGAAATCTCAGCTGAGGCTCGCTATGTTCAGCTATTACAGGGACGCGTCGTGGAAAATTCCAGACAATTGGGGTTCGGATTGGTATCTGACCTCGTTGATTCGAGATTTGAACATGAAAGCGTCTCCTGGATGGCCGTTCAACACCGAGGCGGGTACCATTGGTGACTATGTCAGGAAAGTTGGCATGGAAACCGTCCTAGCCCAAGTCAAGCAGCGTTTGGAGAAATTCTACGCGACAGGGGTTTTGGATTGGGAGCCCGACCATTTGTTCATCAAGACCGAAGGCCACAAACTCAAAAAGAAGGAAGAGAAAGCTTGGAGGTTGATTTGGGGAAACTCAATCATTTGTCAAATACTTCAGCGAATAGCTTTCCTACCATCTTTGATGGCTGAGCACGAGGCAGGACAAAAAGTGCCTTGTGCGACGGTCGGATTGAAGGGGGGCCATGCTCATAACATGGTTCGAGCGCTTGGCGACGAGAAGACTGGAGAGTTCCGATTGTTCGCCACTGATTGCTCTGGTTTTGACATGACAGTCAACCACCACGTCATCCAGATGGACCATGATGATCGAAGAGATCTGTGTGAAAATCCAAATGACGGTCACGAGTCAGAGAAATTCTGGCTGCTTTACAGCGAAGTGTATCGTCGGACATACCAGAATTCGGTCATCTTTGGTGATGGGTGGGTCTATGCGCAGACTCTTCCAGGGATCCAGCGCTCTGGGTCGCTCATCACTTTCTCTTTAAACTCGAGGCACACAGCCAG